CGTACCACTTGTGCCGCTTGAACCGTTGGCTCCACTGGTTCCGCTTGATCCACCTGTACCGCTTGTGCCGCTTGATCCGTTGGCTCCGCTGGTTCCGCTTGAACCACCAGTTCCGCTTGTACCAGATGATCCGCCAGTACCACTTGTACCAGACGATCCGTTTGCACCGCTTGTGCCGCTCGAACCACCTGTGCCGCTTGATCCGTTGGCTCCGCTGGTTCCGCTTGAACCACCAGTTCCGCTTGTACCAGATGATCCACCCGTACCACTTGTGCCGCTTGAACCGTTGGCTCCGCTGGTTCCGCTTGAACCACCAGTTCCACTCGTACCAGATGATCCACTAGATCCTGTTGTTCCGCTTGATCCACTTGATCCAGATGTGCCAGTTGAACCGGATGAGCCACTTGTTCCACTTGAACCGGATGTACCACTTGACCCAGCCGTACCTGTCGTACCACTTGTACCGGAACTGCCACTTGAACCAGATGTTCCACTATAACTAAAAGCATAACTAGCAGTTAAAGCGTATGAAGACGATATACTATTTAAAGACCAACTAGAGGTTCCGTATAAAGATGCGGTCAATCCTCCATTAATACTCACGCTTCCAGTAATAATAATAGACGCGGAAGCAAATAATGATCCTGTAAATTCTATAACATCCGCGTTTGTTGATAGTATTGTTTGTCCATTTTCACCAACTAAGCTAGTAGAACCAGAAACAACCAACGATCCACTTATAACAACACTTCCTGTAGTATACTGAACAGAACTTGTTATAGTTTGTACGTATAAATTTGTTACAAGTATTGATGATGCGGTTACTTGACCAAAAGTTACATTATTTGCGTTAGTAAATGCGACCCCTCCGCCGTTACTAAGTTGGAATGAGCTTGTGACCATGTTTTCTGGGGTGTATCCAGATGTACCGCTAGATCCGGATGTTCCACTAGTACCAGAAGTTCCACTGGTACCGCTTGTGCCACTGGTACCCGATGATCCACTTGTTCCAGTTGTACCACTTGAACCCGACGTTCCACTTGAACCCGACGTTCCACTTGAACCCGACGTTCCACTTGAACCGGATGTACCACTAGTTCCACTTGTTCCAGAAGTACCGCTTGACCCAGACGTACCATCTGTTCCGCTGGTACCAGATGTACCATCCGTCCCACTCGTCCCACTTGAACCCGACGTTCCACTTGAACCGGATGTACCACTAGTTCCACTTGTTCCAGAAGTACCGCTTGACCCAGATGTACCATCTGTTCCGCTGGTACCAGATGTACCATCCGTCCCACTCGTCCCACTTGAACCAGACGTTCCGCTTGAACCCGACGTTCCACTTGAACCGGATGTACCGTCCGTTCCACTTGTACCGCTTGTACCTGAAGTACCACTTGACCCCGATGTACCATCTGTTCCGCTTGTTCCTGCCGTGCCGCTTGAACCGGACGTACCACTAGTTCCACTAGTACCACTGGTTCCGCTATAACTTAATGCATACGACGCAGTTATTGCCCAACTAGAAGTTCCGTAAAGAGAACCTGTTATGCCAGCAGTGACATCCAAACTACCAGTCACCGATAACTTTTTATATACACTTACACCGTCGTTTTCTATTTTTAATCTATAAGCATATGAATCGCTGCTAACAGTAAAAACATGCCCGCCAACAAGGGTATCGTCTGCATCATAATATACACCATTAGCATTTCTATCGCCTATGGTCAAATATCTGTTATTGGCTCCGTCAAACCATTTTAATGTTGGTTTTCCAGCATTACCTTGAAACTTAACAGAACCACCATCTACACTCGTAAGATTTATAGCATGTGGATTATCTGTAATTATATCAAACTCTTGCGTATAATCACTTGTTATGGCTGATGCGGTAACTGTATTGAATGTAACATTACTGCCAGAATTGAATGCAAAATAAGTACCGGCATTTGTCAATTGAAGACTACTAGAAATATATCCACCAGATAATGCATATGATGAAGTTAATGCATATGCCGAGCTAATTGCGTTTTCTGCCCAAGATGATGTTCCAGAAGCAATTCCTATAAGGTATGAGGCAGTTGCTGCATAAGAAGATGATATTGCATTATAAGCCCAACTGGCTGTTCCAGCAGCCAATCCCTCCAAATATGAAGCCGTCAAAGCATATGATGCAGTAACTGCTACACTGGAAGTTAGATATGCAAAACTACCTGTGATTTTTCCATGAATAGTTAATCCGCCAGATACTTCCGCGTCGCCATTTACGAATAATCCATTTTGTACTATCAGGTGGTTGTCCATAGATATTATTTATTATACCATCATACGTATCATCTTTAGCGTCCAAGTACCAGATAGAGGTGTTGCCACCAAACTTACGGAACCGGACACAACGTTTGACACAGACATATGAACTGGAACACTTCCAATCTGATTGGTTTCAGTGTTGTTAAATTTTACAGCATAGTTGTTCCAATTTGCAACAACTTCTGTGGTCTTAAAGTTTAGATTACCATCATTAACAGACACGAGCCATCTTGCAGCGTTTCCAGATTCTATTGGTATTGTATCTATGGCAACAGAACCTGAATCTGGATTTACTCCGGTGATTATGTTTGTGGCAAAAGATCCCGTTGTTCCGCCTCCAACGATACTGATAGTATTAAATGTACCCAGAACGCCACCCAGATTCACATAACTTGCAGTACCCGCGTAATTTGCATAGTTTGCATTACCAGCATTAATTGCGTAATTTGCGTTTTGGACTATACCACCAAACTGAGGTCTTTGTGGTAAAACATCTGGCAAAAACGTAACCGCACCAACTTTTGCAAGTTCTTCCGCTTTTTTTGTGAGTTCTGTTGCACTGAGATCTTTCAGGTCAATAGCAGATTCATTCACACCAAACACAACTTTGCGAATAGTAAATGCTTTTTCTACTGTAGATTTATAATTCTCAAACTTTTCCGGAAGAAGATATGCATAGCACATTAATGTAAATGTAGCTCTTACTGCCCTATCTTGACCCGCATCGACCATGGTTTCAAAATTATAATCACTGATACTGGTTCTAAATTTATATCTATTTTTGTCGCCCCAATAATCTTCTGTAGAAAAATTCACAGCTTCAACTATTTCGTTACATTGCTCGACAAGATTTGTCCATACAATAAATTCATAATTTACAATAACGTGATCGGGCATAGCCACAGAATACATTTCTTGACGTTTGCTAAATCCAGTCATTATAGAAAACTTGTCATACTTGTTCTTTTCGCTGAATTTCTTCATTACTGGATACTGAAGATAGCGGTTTAATGTAGTGAGATTGTCGTTTCTTTGTACCGTGCTGCGGCGAAATGCTATTGCTGGACATTGCATTTTTCCGTTCTTATCACGCAATGCTCCGTCTTGTCTTATTGCTTTCCATCTTTCTGGAGAAGCATAGTTGATAGGAACTTTTACCTGTCTTCCAGAATCTACTATGGTAGGACTTATGACAGTATCCATATAACTCAATATCGTAGAGTCTATGTCAATAAGTTTTACGCTGAAATCTTTTTGTTCGTCGTTATCTCTGCGTATATTATATGCTCTGTTTTGATTTGCTTCTGGACCAAATACAGGAGGACCAACAATAGATGGTGCTTCTTTTTTCATACCAGACATCTCTGGACCGCTATTTACATTATTTGGCGGTCTATTGATTATTGGTTTTGGAATGTTGCCGCGCCAGGCCATAAATTATTAGTCGTTCCTTTCAAGTACATTCAGCGATGTAATCTTTGTATAATGTCCGTTGCATATTATGCTATGACTTTTATCCGGTTGTCCACCGAGCAACTGCTCTTGAACAACGTTGTCTATTTCATAATAACGATCATTGAACAATACAATGTCTCCAATTTCTGGATAAAAGTTTACTTGCTTTAGCATTTTTTCACGCATCTTGAAAACATAATCTTGGTTTCTGCTTGGACCAAAATCGTCATATTCCGCAGTCATATCCGCGCGTTCAACAAGTGAAGATATTTGTATGGCTGGCATATACCATTTTCCGGTCTCTGCCGAAGTTTCACCGTATATGTTGGTTTTTGTTTCGGTCGGAGAAATCTTGAATACTTGAATAAGAACTTCAACAATGTCTCCCATCAATTCTGCATTCAATGAATTGACTAGGTTTAAATCTCTTTGTGAAAAATATCTTCCTCGTAGTCCCATAGTTTTACCCTATATAAATTCCAAGAGGAACTTTTTGTAGAGTTTCTTGCAGGCGGGCGGCTTCTTCTGCTCGCATTTCCATTTGAGCCTTTCTTCCGGTTGCCTCCAAGTTTTCTCTTAGTTGAGTTACAAGGTCTGTTTTTTCCGCAGTTGCTTCTGAGCGAAGTTCTGCGCCGTCGAGTGTTACTTCGGCACCAGGAATAGGTATGCTACTATACTTTTGGCGTATTGCTCCAAGAACTTCCTTGCATAATGCCAAGAAGTATTTGCGTATCCATTGTCTACCTACGCTGTTGATGCTGCCGTATGGTATGACATTATATGGTACATTGCTGTAATCTCCGATTATAGGAGAAGATACAGCAGAACCAGAAGAGTTGTAATAAGAACCCGAGCCGCTAATACCTTGAGCATCTCTTTCATTTTTTACTAAGTATTGGAAATACATTCTGAAATCGTAAGTGGGAATAGGAAACAGTTTCAGTTTGTTGTTTATTATTTCAAAGCTCCAAGCAGATTTACGCACAAGGTCATTGAACTCAATGGCTTGCATACGCAGCAAATCCTCAAATATAGGAGTCATCAAAAATTGTGTAGCGGGAGAATATCCAGCAAATCCCATTTCATTCAGCACGTTGCTATAACTCATACCAGTCATGCTGAATGGATCATAGATACGTGCAGCAGCAGGACTCATTTCGTGAAATATTCTTCGTATTTCTATGCGATTAAAACTTTCACTAACATCTCCCCACAAAGCCTGTAAATCATACGTTTGTGTTCCCTGCTTGGCGTCGATATATCCTTTTTTCCAATCAACATTTCCGCCAACACCAAACTCAGTTCCATATCCTTCAGCAATCTTTATCATGTTTGGCAATCCACTGCCAACTACATTTGTTTGTGTAATATTTGTACTGGTTGATGAACCTTGAAGCACACCAATATTATTACGAATATTAAACTGATTTACTTGAGCACTATATTCATATACTGCTTCTTCAAAGCACGCATAAAAATTCAAGTCAATCATTTCTATGTCTGTGATCGGATAGCCCAATCTTGTTGCTGCCCATTTTGCTGCTGCTGGCGCGTCTACTTGAAAAATAGGATCTGCTTCAAAAAAACCAAATGGAGTAAGTCCGCTGCCAGAAGTTATAGCGGAACCAGAGCCTGGCCAACGAACTCTATCCTGATCAATAGTATAATTTATGCTTGTGTCTGCCATATTATATAAATATATCAACGCTCCCTAAATGAGATAGGTATAAATTATAATATTAGAATAGATACGCCGATTGCTATATATTTATATAGTATGATAAAACTGAAAGATATACTGGTTAAGAACAAGATAATCCGCGAAGATATTGGCGATGTACAACCAGGCGATGTAAAGTTTGTAGTTCCTCCCGCCCAAATATCATATGCTAAAGCAGCGGGAGATGGAGCAGGTAAACCATATACAAGACCAGATGTTGATTTTTCAGGAACAGGCGATGAAGGATTGCTGATTACAAAGGCGATGAATATAATAAAGCCGTTTGAAAATAGCGTAAATAATCCGAAAGGCGGGTTTGATAAAAAGTCAAAAAAATGGTTTCCACACAAAAGCTTGGAAGGCGGCTCAGATACTATAGCATATGGGCATAAGTTATTACCCGGTGAAGATTTTAGCAAAGGACTAACAGACAGTGAAGCAGAACGCCTGTTGGAAAAAGATATACGCGAAAAAATAAAACTCGCCAAGTCCAAGATGTCAAATTTTGATGGTATGCCGTTGACCATAAAACTGGCTATAATCAACGCATTATTTAGAGGAGATATGGGACCAAAAACAATGAGATTATTATCTCAAAACAAGTTTGGTGATGCAGCAAAGGAATATCTCAATCACGCCGAATATAGATCGACCAAAAACATTGGTGTAAAAAAACGAATGCAATGGAACTATAATGTGCTAAAATCTGCGGCATAAATTATATAACTATGAAAAAACTAATAGGATTATTGATATTAGCATCGGCACTATTGCTTACTGGGTGTGCCACTACAGGCCAAGTTCGTGAAATACCACCACATTCTGCACCAAGAGTAGTGGTTGTATATCCAGAATATTATACTCCAATGTATATTCATTGGCGGTTTGATATTGGTCGCGGATGGCATCATTACCATCACCATCATCCTAGATATAGAAGATAATATAAAATATACCCCCGATTTTCGGGGGTTTTTTATTGCTATAATAAAAAAGACCCGCCTTTCGGCGGGTCTTTCTGTTTTGAACGATTATCCCGTTCTTGAAGAAGATTAGACTTCGTTCAAGTTGCCGATGACGATCTTTCCGTAAAATTCCGGGCGGATCATCTTCTTGGCATAACGTGTCATCACGCCACGGCGTGGTGTGAAGTTCACTGGGTCGTACACCAATGGTGTCTGAATCAGTGGGATGTATGGAGCATATACAGCGCCGGTTTCTAGGAAGTTGCTTCCACGGAAACCAACCAACATAACGTTGTCGGTCATGTATGGGTTCTTGTAAACAGTCCAACGGTTGCTTAGAGCGCCAACCTTGGCAACACCCATTGCGAACTTGGCTTGATCGCCGTCCGTGTTGGTTGTGAAGCCAGGAATGCTTTCGATGATGGTAGCAACGTCTGGGCTGCAAACTAGGAAGTTTGCACCACCACGCAGGGTCAACTGGTGGATCTTGTTGCTGACCTTCTGAATCTTGTTGCCCAATGTCTGGAACCAGGTGCTCTTGACATAAGCGGTACGGTTAGCAGCGGTGTCTGCGAACAAGCCGGTTGCGGCATTGTATTCAGAACCGATACGAGCGGACCAGAATTCAGTTGTAGCTGCTGGAGCATTGGTGATCAACATGTCGAGGATTTCGAGGTCGATTTCCATCGATACGTACTCAGATAGAAGAGCAGTTAGCTCTGCTTCTGCGTCAATCGAGTGGTAAGCGTTCAAGTCCTGAGCCAATTCTGGTGTCCAGACGGCCTTTAGCTTACGGGTCTTTGCAACGATGGCTTCAGACTTTAGCTCTAGGTTTACTTCTGGAATACCAACGTCGGCATATAGACCTGAAGTGCCAGCGCCTGCGGAGGCTGCTGTGTCTTCGAAGTCGCCACGGCTGTTGTCGGCTGGCTGCTTGTGATAAGCAACCAAGGCGTTACCAGTGATTCCGGAACCAGAAACGTAGAAGATTACGTTGTTACCAGAAACGGTTGTGAATGCTGGATAGAAATCAACGATACCGGAACCAGAAACGGTGAAAGCACGAGCGCCATTGGCGTCGAAGTTTGTTCCGCTCAAGGAAACGGTGACTGATTGAATCTTTCCGGCGCTCAAAGAAGCGCTTAGGTCGGTGTTGAAGTTGATGTCTTCCCAGGTTGGGCCGTTTGCGGTGCTAGTAGAACCGGTTGCGGCTGCAACATTTGTGGTCTGGTCATTGATGGTGTAACCGAAACGACCTTGGCCATATAGACCGTTGGTTGCGCTGTCGGTTGAACCTAGCTTGGTGCCTGTACCACCAAACAATGACTGTCCGCTGAATGCTGGCTTACCGGCTTGGTCCGAACCATACTTGAAGTCTAGATAGAATACTAGACCAGATGGTAGATTCATTGGCTGAACGCTAACGAATTCCTTGGCGGCAATTTCAGCAAATACACGGCGAACTAGTGGCAATGCAACACCAGCCCATTGTTCTGAGCTTGTGGTTGTACCAGTACGAGTGGCTTCGTCAATTAGTTGTTTAGCCTGATTTTCCAGAAGAATGGACATGTGTGACTTTTCCATGTCGCCTTTGATGCCTTCTAGAAGACCAGTCTTTTCCCATTTGGAAACTAGTCCACGGGTTTCGGACATGAGCTTAACCATTGGATTGGTTGTCTCAGTTAATAGTGTTTTGATATCTGACATAATTTTCCTTTATTAAGGTTGATTGTTGATTTATGAACGAATACCTGCGAGCTTCTTGAAGCGGTTTGCCATTTCGGCACCTTCCGAGATAACTGCTGGTTTTGTTGGTTTGGTTGATGCAACCGGTTTGCTGGCTAGA